GGGCGAAGAGGCTATTAATAAAATACGTCAATCTTTAAATAACCCGAAACCGTGATAGGATTAATACTATGGCTGTAAACGAAACCCGCTCAATGAACAATGACTTGGTGCTTGGCGCTAAAGACGGTAAGTTTAAGAGCACCACACCAGACCGTGGTGGTGACCTTGACCCAACTGATGCTTCAGTGCGTGCTATGGAACTCCAAGCACAGTACGGCATAGTAGAGCGCACCCCTTTGGCTAACGCCCCCGAAGCACACCTACACCGATAAGGACTACCTATGGCACACGATCATCGTATGAACCCAGTGGGCGAGCCACACCTCAACAAAGTAAACCGTATGCGCAATTCCATGCGCCGAGAAATGTCAACTGACCCACGTGTTCTTAACAACGACTACGCCAATTTAGGAAATGTAGCGGGTAAGAACTGGGAGCCAGAAGACAACACCTCTAGGGATCGTTTAGGCTACGCCGACATGGAAGATGCCGAAGACATGAGTTACCGAGGACATGATCCCGCAGAAATCCTGTACAAGGATTCGGATTAATCATGGCACACGACCATCGCATGAACCCTGTAGGTGAGCCTCACCTTAATAAAGTAAATATGGGGCGTTCTAATTTACCAAGATTAACTAAACGAATATCCGAGACTCGCTGGGCAGATGAAGATCCAGAGTATGCAGATAGAAAAGCACGTGGACAATTGGGTCAATACCGCCTAAGCAGAGAGCATGTAAAAGCAGGTGGAGACACAGGTTATGCCCTCCCAACAGTCCCAGATCTAGTAAACAAGACTTTCAAAGAACGCCACAACTAATAATTTGTAGTAGGCTTCGGTTAGACCGAAGTTAGGAGCACAACATGTCTAATGATCAAGCGCATCGTCTTTTGGTATGCAAAACACACGGTGTCATGTACAAGATGAAGCCGTATGACGGACCTGCGGAATATGACCAAGAGTTGCGTGAACTCTGTGACCGTCACAACGCACAGGTTCCAAACCCCCAAGACTGCAACGCCATCATCTTCCGTACAGACGAAGAGACCGCCAAGAAACTAGACACCGAGACAGCCGTCAAGGGTGAACTAGAGAAGAATGACGTTTACATTCGTGACACTCGTGACGAGTTAAAGGTAGATGCACTTAAGTGCTTTAACCGCCACAATCGCCCTAAGCAAGGTTGTATTGACTGGTGCGCAGATGATAAGACAGTCGGTCGCAAGGTCGGTGTTCCTAAAGATAAGCGCCAGTATCTCTGCATGTACTGCCCAGCCGCCGAGTACTACACGCACCGTCAACGAATTGAGTTAGGTCTCTACGACTGATGATCATCCTTTCGCTAGATGTCCTATCGGTACCTAGCCTTGTAAGTGATGATGTCGGAGCAAGACAACCAACACCTGAGGGTCGGAAACTATGGAACACACTGTTTCCTGCGTACAGCGGACGCATGGTGGTGTTCGCACATGGCGTAGATAACCAAGAGGGCTTGCTTAGTTGGTTAAAGCGTGAGAACTTCAAAGCCTCAACAGTTGATTTTATTACTGAAAACACTGTTCAAGCAAAAGTTGAAAGAATTAAGAACTTGCATGCTGTTTATGGACGCATCAACTGGTACATTGACGTTGACCCGAATGTCATAGCCCGTGTAGCCCATAACGGAATCCCTACACTGCTAATGACGGTGCCACACACCGTTAGACCCGAATGGTCTGAGTCCCGCTTTAAGAAAGAGTGGGGCGAGATTGTAGAAGAAACCGAGAAGCAGGCTCTTGCGAGAGCAGAAAGGAATTGGGGCGATGTCTAAAATGGATTTTGACTCATGGCTTAAGATGGGATTAGAGAACAAGTGGGTTGGTCCACCAGTGTGTTCAACACATGACGGCTTACCTTCTACCGAGGACGAAGACTCGGCATGGGACGAAGGCGATGACCCTTGCATCCACGTTTTGCGTCTCTATGTAGATGACCTTGAGGCAATGCTTGTAGAGCAAAACCACAGTCCATCGGTATGGCGCAAGGCTGGCTGGGAAGAACTTCCTTCAAACGAATGAAAGTCTTCTTTGGCGGAGCGGAAAAGGGGACGTATCGGAAGATGCTCATTGACGCTAAGGTAGAGCGTCATGCCATCAACCTGACCCACTTTCCGATCCCCAAGAAGAAAGAACTAGACCTCAGCGTTCTCTTCGGAGGCGGTGAGGTCATTGTGTATACATCCGAAAACGATGAGGACACAAACCGCTTTGACCAGTTCGTACGGGATCACGCAGATAATATACACATTGTAATTGGGCGTCCTGAGTATGACGGAACATGGCTAGGTGAGAAGTACTATCCGCTATGGAATGATGAGCAGGATCTGGAGCGCCTGACATGGCTGTGCCAGAAGTACGGTCGTGCTGCGATCAGCGACAAGGCGGTCACAGGGCGCAATGTGGGGCGTATAGCGTCCATACAACAGCGCTGGAGCGCCAAGTTAGTCGGCATCACCTCTAAGCCCGACCTGATTGAGCGCATTCCATGGGACACCGTAATCGTGGGATCATGGACGAGCGCCATCCGTTACGGAGAGACACAGGTGTGGGACGGTCACGGCTTGCGCCGATACCCAGCACAGCAGAAAGAGTCCTCACGAAAGAAGCACCGAGCGGACATCATCCGACTCGGTATTGATTTTGATGCTGTAATGGATGACAATGTATCCGCAATCGGTACCCTTGCTATCGCCTCATGGCGCCAGTGGGAGACCCATACTTTTGGGGGCTATGACCCTATGAATGACGATGACGAACAAGAGATCAGTAGCACCGAGGATGGGTCAATAATTGCTATTGACCCTAAACCACATACCCCCACTTTAGCGGTTTCAGGGGGGTCATCTATTGCTATCAACGTCCCAAACAAGCGGCACGAGAGTGACCGTGTATTGCTACCAGTAATGGGCATAGAGACGATGACCTCATTTGGCTCGCAAACCGTTGATGGGCAAGGGGAATCAATAGAAATTGACCCTGAAAAAGTGAATGTAATTCGTTACAATGCGAACCCTTTACGCCAATGCAATAATTGCTATTTGAGCAGTAGATGTCCTTCATTTAAAGAAAACACAGAATGTGCATTTAACTTGCCGATTGAGATCCGTACAAAGGATCAGTTACAGGCGGCGATGCGTGCATTGTTGGAGATGCAAGTAGGTCGTGTGATGTTCGCTCGCTTTGCAGAAGAACTGGAAGGTCAGGGTCTTGACCCAGCGTTGTCCAACGAAATGGATCGCTTGTTCAATTTGATTGATCGCTTCAAGAACATCTCAGACACCCGTGACACCATCCGTTTAGAGATGGAAGCACGAGGATCCAGCGGAGTTTTATCTAGATTATTTGGAGCCAAGGCTGGAGAATCAAATCGCATGCTAGAAGGTGGCGGAATGGGACCAAATGCGACCAATTCCATGTACTCAGATATCTTGGATCTATCCGAAGATAATTGACAAGACCGCTCACGCACCTATATAATTCCCGCAACATAACAGCGAGGTGCACCATGACTAGTAACCCCACCAACCGTACCAACATCTTGGCGGAAGCCGATCACCTAGTAAACGGTGTTCGTGACGCCGACTACGGCGATCCCATTGATGACTTTGCCACTACAGGAGACCTGTGGAGCACATACCTTCGGCGCATCATTGACCGCCGTCAAGAGGTACAGATCAAACCACATGATGTGGCTGTCATGATGATGCTCCTTAAGATCGCCCGCCTCTCTTGGACTCCTGAGAAGCGTGACCACTGGACTGACGCTATTGGTTACGGCGCATGTGGTTGGGATTGCGAAGTGCAGGAAGAGGGTCTTAAGTGATGTACAACAACAACGACTATTACAATGAATGGATGTCAAAAAAAGATCCCCGTTACATTTTTAATCCAAGTGAGCCAAACCATTGGACGATGCAACAGGAGTTAGAGCGTGAGCGCAAGCGTATGTCTTATGCCCTCAGCATGATTCCACAGATAGTAAAGCAAGAAACAACACCTACATTGGAAGAGTTCTCTGCTCAGGCTGAGTTGTCCATGGCGGAGATCTTGCTAGATAACTGGGACAACATCCTTCAGTTGGCAGTAGACAACAAGCGCCTAGCAGGTGAGGTTGTTTCTCTTCTTGGACAGATTGAGAAGATGAATGAGCAGGTAGAGCGCATGAGTACAGCAATCTATACTGCTATTGAAAACACTATTCGTCCGATTCGTGACAAGCGCATTCACGATGAAGTTCCAACGGAAGAGTTTTAATTGCCACAGTTCGCAGAAGACTGGCGTGTTGACGCACTCTGCAAAGACCGAGCCATTGATCTTTGGTACCCGCCACTAGACACTGACGTTCCAGAGAATTACTACATAATCTCTAGAGCAGTATGTCACCAGTGCCCAGTCTGGAAAGAATGTCTAGACGATGGAGTGGAAGAGAAGTGGGGAATGTGGGGCGGTCTGACGCCACAAGAGCGCACAGCGCTTACTGTAGAGCATCCTAAAGCCAGCGTGATGCGCCAGCATGGTACATGGGTGCGTTATAGGCAAGGTTGTCGTTGCCCTGAATGTGAGACTGCGGAGTCAGCAGAGATTAATAAAATAAATATTGAAGAGATTCCTAAAATGGGTGCAAAAGAGATTGATTTAGAGATGCTTAAGTTTAGGTTGATTCAGTCTTAACACCTGTAAACTAGAAGGGTAACGCCCATAGAGTTCTTTACAGAATCCTGTGGGCGTTTTGCTTTATCCACCTATCAAGGAGAATCTATTGTTAGATCGCACGCTAGTAGTAGTGGGGACAGCCCTGTACTCAATAATGACATTGGTACTCGGGATCTCTTCACAATCACCAACGCCCGAAGTAACAGCAATACAAGTAACCCCTCTAGTGCAATCGGTATCACTTGAGGTAATAAATGCAAAGGAATTGGCACCCGAAGAGATGGCAGTGCCTAAAGGAATACCGAAAGATCCAACGAAGCGATGCCCTAAGTGGGAAGCAAAGTTTCGTGAGTACAAACTGCCAGTCGTTACGTTTTCGTATATAAGTTGGCGTGAGTCCCGTTGCTCAGTTTCAGCACACAACACCACACTCAACCGCAACGGCTCACAAGACCTCGGTCTCGTTCAGATTAATTCCTCATGGCGGACAGTCACGAGGAACATATGCGGAACAGAAATAAAAGGATTATTCAATGTGGACTGCAACCTGTCGGTAGCGAAGTATCTCTACGAAAACGGCGGACTACGGCACTGGAGCCTGTAGCAACAACGTACACAACACGGTAGGATGTAAACATGACAAATCAACTACAACCCGAACACTTAGCAGGCACTAGCGAGATCGCTGTAATACTTGGAGTAACCAAACAGCGAATCCATGCACTGCGTAAGCAGAAGAAGTTCCCACAACCAATCGCTCACCTAGCATCAACACCCATTTGGGACAAGCGTGACATTCAGGCGTTCCTTGCTGAGTGGCGTCCATGGAAGGTGGCACAGCAATGAGCGAGAAGCGCCACTACGAATGCCCACAGTGCGGAAAAGTACTCACCGTATATGTAAAGCCTTCGGTACCACCAACATGCACCAACCCTGAGAAACACACCAGCCTCACAGTTGAAATGGTGGAGAAAAAGTGAGAGTAGGTATTGCCAGCGGTGACTACATTGACGCCAAGCGAGCACAAGACAACAAAGAACACTGGGGTGGCTCAGGATGGGCACGCCTAGGTCAGTATGTGGATCGCCTAGAGCATGTCACCATCACGGGAACGCTCACATGGCAAACAGACCGCTTCTGTATTCGTGACGCTGATGACATTCTGCATGCTGTGGACATGGTGATCATGCAACGACTCATGCACGCAACGCTTGCCGATCACATCCTCAAGGCTCGTGCTATCGGTCAAGTGATCGTGAATGACTTGGATGACTGGTACTGGGGGCTTGATCCGTCTAATGATGCTTTCATGTCTTCACACCCAAAGACAAACCCAAAAGAGAACCGAGATCACTACAAGAAGGTAATGTCGTCCAGCACGCTAGTAACAGTCTCCACCAAGTATCTTGCTGACCGCATCAAGTCCTTCGTGCATTGCCCAATTCTTATACTGGAGAACACCGTGGACATAGAACGGTTTACACCGCATGTGCACACTGATAGTTCTGTTCCTGTAGTTGGTTGGGTTGGTGCCACGAGCCATCGCTCAAGTGACTTGGAAGTTATGCGTGGGATTATTAACCCACTATTGGCTAATGGTGACATCACCTTTCAGCACAGTGGTAATCATCTAAACGCTCCATCGGTAGCCAGCCTTCTTGGGCTTCACGATGATCAAGTAAAGACTCTAGGTGCGGTTGATGCTTTGCTGTATCCATCGCTGTTGACCATGGATGTCGGGATTGCACCATTGCGTGACACGCCGTTTAACCACGCCAAGAGCGACATCAAATTGTTGGAGTACTCCGCTTCGGGGATTCCATGGATTGGTTCATCGCTGTCGGCGTATGAGAGTTTGCGTAAAGAGTGGGGTGTTGGTCGTACTGCGAGTAAACCATCGCAGTGGCTCAAGCATCTGAAGGATCTCAAGGATCCAGTCAGGCGAGCAGACGAGGGAGAGGCTTTAAGAGAAGCAGTGCGCTCACGAGACATCAGCCTCGGAGCACACCGCCTCAATTCACTTATTGACAGTCTTACTTAACTTTCGTTCTTTGCGTTCAACACGCTGTCGTAATACCTCACGCTCTGTCGGCTTGAGGTCATCCATTTCATAACCAGCCCATATACCATCTCTGAAGTCATTCAGAACGGCATAGCGCAGGCATTCGTATTGCACTGGGCATGAACCACAGATTCGTTGTGCACGCTTCCTACGGCTGTTAACAGTCTTCCCTCTAGCGGATGAGTTGTTAATGCCCTTTGGCTTACTGGCGAACCACATTGATGAATCTTCTTCTCTGCACTTGGCTTGTAGTCTCCACTTAGCGTTTACTTCGGGGAACGGAAGCGGTGTGATGTCCATGTCTAAAACAGAGGTGGGGGATTTCTCCCCCACCACCGCTTCGGTCATACCAGCACCACGTCATTCATGATGCGAAGCACCTGACGGTCAAACTCATCGGTCTTGCCGTTAAGTGCATTCATTGCGTTGCGCTCCACACGGGATTCGTCCTTGCCACTGAAGTGGTGAGTCCATGTGTTGAATGCCTGCAACACTCCGAGACCCGTTCCAACCCATGGGGCACAGCGTGGGTCATTCTTGTAGAGGTGACGGATCAACTCTTGCTTGTTCTGAGCACGGCTCACGGCTTGTGGGCGAGCATCGTCACCAATACTTACTGGCACCAAGCGCTCCACGATGGCGTCCCATTCAGACTGGGTGACTGTCAATGATGACAAGCGCTCAATCTCAAGGCTGACTTCGTCTGCCATGGTGTGGATGATTCCGAGAGCATCACGGATGTCTTGGATGCGTCCATTGCTGAACTTGCTGTGGCGGGTCTTGAACTCTGATCCACTCTCACCAAGTGCTCCAGCAAGCGTGTTGTCGCAGACCACCGCAGTGACTGTGCGCTTGAAGGTGGTGGCAAGTGTGCCGTTGTGGCTCGTAGTTCCGAGTAGGTGAGGGCGGAACTCAAAGCCCGCCTTGGTCTGAACTGTCTCAGGCATTTCAATGCTGACCCAAGCCACACCACCGTTGCGGAGCAAGCCCGCAGAGCCGATCTGAAGGTTGCTGTCATCAATGATGTTGCTGACGGTTCCGATCAACCACTCGTTGTACTGGTGGATCTGATACGAGTCCTTGAACATTCCGAGGGTGTCGTAGGTGTCGTTGCGCACGATTGCCTTGCGGTCGGTCTGCTCAATGTAACGATTGACTCCAGCGTTGTCAGGGACTTGAACGAACACTGGTGCTTCAACAGCCTGCCAGTTGAACAAGCGCCTGCGCACATCTTCAACAGGGATCGCCTGCTCGTAATGGTTTGGCTCAATGCCCTGATCGGTTGCTTTGTAGTGCCATGCGTTTCCACGCTTGGATGTAAAGCCCACCAGAACATTCTGGTTGAGCCACTGGCTGGTTTCTTTTGACATGTCTATCTCCTTGTTGGTTAATTGGTTTATTTGACTTCTTGTACCACGGCAATAAAACTATCACCGTGGTACGGGAATAACAACTTCTGTTCTTATTTTGTGGGAAGGTCAATGACCTGCCCGTTTTGGATGGTTGACCCGTAGGTCTCTACTAGGTCATTGACGGCGGACTCTATGTTGCCCGAGCAGTTGCTCTGAGCGATCTCCCATAGGGTCTCTCCGTATGACACGGTGTGCTGTCTCGTATTGCAGACATATGAATCCATACGCTCCGCAGACTCATTAAACAAGAAGTACACAAATGCTGTTACGAGCACCGCAAGGTACACATTGAACGCCCATGTGACTCTGCTGTTGATGGCTGTGTAATCCTTCACTCTGTCTCCTCCATTGGTAGTTCTTTTCCTTTGTAATTAAAGTTTGCAATGTGTAACCACTGCGATGTGTCCGTTTCCAACCTGTGCTTCAGGTATGGGTACGCAACGACATGGACTACATCGGGTTCACCATTTGAGTAAAAGTTGATGTCCCAATTTTTGCTGTATGCGTACCACTCATCCCATCCATCGTGGAATACATCTCTGTCAACTAGCCCAGTGATGTACCCAGTTGCCCATAACTTAATCTGATCGTATTCAGATTGATCCATCAATGGTGTGATGTCGCTTTCCATTGCTCTACTTCTCATTGCTCTACCTCCACGATCTCCACGATCTCTATGAATGACCCCAGTGTCAACAGCGCCTCAACGAGACGAATTGCATCGGGAGCATTGGTTGGTTCATCCAAGTCGGAGCGCTTGCGCACTGTGACTTGAAGTGTGAATGTTGAGTCATCCTCGCCAGTTCGCCACGCTGGCTCGGTTGTGACCCACTTGTCGTACTCGGACATCTTCATGACAGCGCTCCGTAGAGTGTCTCAAAGTCTCCGTTGATCCATTCCTTAAGTTTGGCTGGCTCAGGTGTGAGCACCGAGATACCCATGCTGAACACATTGCTTGTAGGGTCAGCCACGATGGCTACAGGAACGGGCGGTACCAAGTCACCTGTCATTAGTGACTCAGCCCATTCATTGAATGTCTGCTTGCGTTCAGCAATTGGGTCACCCCAGCCTCCCGTAGTCCAACCGTCCATGACCTGTGTCCAGCCTTCAATCGTGGTGTTGAAGTAACCACGCCATGCACTGGAGTGCACATACTCACGATTGACCGTGATGTTGGTGCGAAACATGTCATCTCCATACTCGTCCATGCGTACATGATCTCCGATGTAGTACTTGAGCACTGCACCATCGTCAATGACATGGAGAGTTGAAGCATGGTTCTGATCCGATTCGTAGCAACCCCAGCAGAGGTAATCCTCTTTGACGGTGCTCCAGCCGTAGTCACCTTCGGTGTCCACGATCTCCTCGCATTCACAGCACTTGTTCTCTGTGTCTTCGCTCATTACTTTGCCTCCATTACTTTGAGCACTTCGTTGGTTGTGGTGTTCTGCAATTCAATGCGACCCTTTGCCCACATCTCTTTGGTCTTTGCCTGATCAAGGATGTAGAAGATTGCTTTGAATGTTGCTTCATGATCATCCACCTCAGTGAATGAATGCTTTTGCACTTTGCCTAAGCGCTGTGCGGTCAGTTGGTACTCGTTCATTAGAAGCCCCATTCCTCTTCGCTGATGTCAATGAATGCTTCAAGGTGGTGTGCGTCTACCACTGCCCACGCTGGAGCAACTGGCTGACCTCGCCACAAGATTCCGTCGGGAAGCGAGACATTGCTGTCGTGTTCACCTTCGGTGACTAACTGAATTGCCACTACACATGGATCAACCATGTTCAGTGGTACTGCTGGGTAGTGATTGCTCTGCAGGTGCCATGCGAGCGCCTGTCGTAGTTCAATCATCCCGTCCCCTACGGCTTCCGCCATGCCTAGTGCGTTGATGTGTCCCATTACTTTGCCTTCCTTCTGTCTCTGAACATGTCTACTGCCCGTGTTAATACGATCCCATAAGAGACCCCAATTACAAACCACACAAAGCAGTCAATGAAATGCTCGCTTATGTGAATGGTGAATCCGTTATCCATGTGCCCTCCTAAAGGCTCTTTGTTTGAATGTTGTTTGCTTTTCTGTACTCATCGCACGCATGTGCGAAGAACGCCTTGACATCAGCCACTGAGGCTTCAGTCTTTAACTTCTGCATGTCGGGATACATCTCTGTGTCCCAGCAGAAGTTGTGTACTTGCTCGGCTTCCATATCGGTAATGCCGAGCAACATGACCATCATGTCTCGGAGCCTCATACTGCATCTCCGAGCCATACACGATCCTCATCGTCAAACCGCACGGTACGACCGTCCAGTGTTTGTACTTCTTCCACTACCCAGTCCAGTGTTGCTTGACCTGATTGCAATTGAGCAATCAATGCCGTGACCACATCGCTGTAGTTGAGATCGCCTGCGATCAATGTCGCAGGGTCGCTCGCACTGACTCCTTCTAGATACACGCCCGTTTGGAGCGAGATACTTACATTCCATTGCTTCATGATGACCTCCTCAGATCAGTGTTGTTGATAGGTGTTACAGGGTTACTTAGTGATGTTTCAATCCAATCCAAGTCAATGTTGTACAGGTATACGACATGACCCTCAGGTGCGTAGAACTTGATGTAAGCGCCCGAATCGTCATCCTCAAACTGCTCATTGACACTGCCGATGTACTTCATCTTGGACAGTTGCTCTTGCCCGTAGTACTCGTTGGTATTGACGGAGGGGATCAAGAGATCCGCCTCCACCAAGTCCCTGCGCACTACTGGATAGCCACCGAGGATCATTGCTCGCCCCCACAACGGCAGTTGCCATTGCATGGTGCGTACTGGGTCTGCTGGCTGTCCCAACCGTTCTCAGCGCACTTGACACACCTCCACACATCGGAAGGTAGGTCAGACGCTGGACGGAAGTCGTGGTTACATGCGATTACCGCTGAAGGAACCGTCCCCTCGCTTTTGAAGTATTGCGCCACGCTGTGCATTAGAAGATGTCCAGTTCAATGATCTTGGATAGTGAAATGTCAATCTCACGCTCGTTCTCGTAGGTGTCGTACGGGCTGTCTGTAGTCCACATTGACAACTCGGTGTCACTGACTCGTGAAACAATCCCTGTGTACGGGAATGTCTCCCTCGGGGATATCTGCACGAGTACTTCTACCTCGGTACCTTCATCCACATTGTCAAAATTGATCTTGCTCATTGGTTGCCTCCTTCAAGGTCTAACGCTGTTTGGTAATAATCCTCATTGCTTATTACTTGAATTTCGTACTTGGTGTTGAAGTCATCGTCCCACTGGTTCTCAGTTATGAAATAACCGATGCGGTTAACGATGTGTCGTCCAGCGATGATGTATGTGCCTTCCTCGCCGTCCACATATGTCCATGTGTAATGCAATGGCTGATCAAACACATGGTCAACTTCGGCACCGTATGTTTCAAACATGATGCCGTTGCCTTCATCGTCTGACCACGATGCATCTGCATCTAGGTGATTGACGATGGGCTTGTACTGCTCTTCCCATTCCTCAACTGACATCTTGATTACTGGCTCTAACATAAGACCTCCTCAGGTCATAGGGATTAACTAATCTATCGGGCACTATGTACCCTCACAACCCACAAACAGAATTTATGGGCTGTGAGGGCACCACGAGCCGTAGCCCGTGATGTTCCCAATCAAGCGACATCCTCCCACCATGCCTGTGGCATGTAGAGGTACCCGCCCTCGTGCCAGCCGAATGAGTGACCGTCAGTAGCGACTTGATCATTCAGCCATTCCGTGGCTACCTGTTCTTGATACCACGAGTCCTCAATGTCGGTGGGCTGGCGCCCATCCCACCCGAGTTCTCGTGCGAGCCTGCACGCTTCCATGGCGCTGTAGACGCCGTAGTGGTTGTCTAATAACAACCCAGTACCGAGCATTACTTTGCTCATTGGTCTACCTCCATGTCAGCGAGTACCAGTGGAATCTTGTAGTCAATGTCGTACGACAAGACCACGAAGTCTTGTCCGTTGTTGTCTACATGGTTGCCTACGAGCGACTTGAGTTCTTCTTCGCCGTCTTCGCAGTAGAAGAAGACCTCATCGTCTCGGTTGCCCAGCGAGTCATACTCGCCGTTCCACTCGTTCTCATTCCATGTGCCAAACGAGATGTACACCTCGCTTTCGTCTTGCGTGTCCTTCCATTGGATGATTGCCCACGCACCTATTGGTGTTCCGATTGACATTAGAACTCTCCTTCTTGTTTGATGTCGTAGTTGAGGTAATCCCAAACCAACTGGTTAACACTGTCGTAACCACCGTTGGCGTCAAACACTGCGACTGCACTGAGCCACAGTTTTGAGTCTGCCAACAGTTTGTTGTTGTCTTCGTCAGTGAACAAGTTTGATTCCCACCAAGAGATAGCGATCTCTTCGTCAGGATCAATCTCACTCAATAACTTGATTGCTTGACTTACTTTCATGGTGCCTCCTCAGGCTTTGTTTACTTGTAGTGAACGGGTGTTCACAGTCCCTAGTTGCGATTGAACGCCACGCCCGAGGCGCTAGGGGAATCTCAATTAGAAGCCGTTCTTAGAACAGATCTCTCCGAGAGCATTTTGAATCTTCCGCTGTACAGCGACATATTGCTCCACAGTTCCCCATGGATAAATGCCATCGTCACCGAGTCGGTTGTAGATGGCTTCCATGCCCTCTTCAACCAACTGGTACAGGATGTCCAGTTCGGATCCACGGCGATCAATGCCTCCGCTGAGATTTATATTTAAGTTGTACATGGTGCCCTCCTTAGGCGCTTACTTGGTTGTCACGCTTGCGCAGAAACACTGCTCGGCTGATGTCTGCCAGCATCTCAATTAGATCGCCGTACTGGCTCTCGTTGATGATGTTGACTTCATTTCCTAAAGCAATCGTGTAAACACGACCGCTATAAGAGTGTGTGATGCCGTCAGCGTTTAAAGTAACAGTCTGTTCAACGAACAGGTTGTCACGATCTCTGACATGCGTGAATGTGTTTTCTTGCATGGCTTGACCTCCTCAGGTCGCTTACTTGAACATCGGATGATGTTCTGACAATACACAAGCGGTGTGCCAATGTACTGTCAGAACATCACGGGCTTGCGCCCGTGATGCACTGTGATGGGTTCTCGTGAGGACAAGAACGCACCGTCTGTCGCTACTGGCGCCGACCATGAGGCGCCGAGCGCCCACGATCAAACCCCGTTGCCGATGATGCCT